GCTGGAAGCGAGCCACGGTGACCCGGACCATGCCGCTCGGGGCCTGTTTGGAATGGCCGAACTCCAGCGGGATCGCGTAGGGCAAGTTGTTGATGAGATAGACCATCTGGCCGGCGGTGAAATCGCTGATGGCGGCGACCAAAGCCGCGATGGTCTCGGTGCCGCTCGGATCAACCTCGTCGAAGGTGACGTTCTCAACCACGCCGATGGAAAGGTGCCAGTTCGCCCGGAAGCGGCCGCCCACGTAGTCCTTGCCGGCGACCAGGCCGTTCACGTTGAAGTTCTGGTCGCGCTCAGTCTTGGTCAGAGGTTTGGCGTACTTCACGCCACGCTTCAGCTTCCCGGCCTTGGTGAAATTGCTTTCGTCCAGGTTGATGAGCGTGTTCCGGACGGCCACCTTGAAGTCGTAGTCGTCGGCCGCCCGGGTGTTCGCCTCCCGGTGAGCGACGTTCGCCGCCCAGATTTCGGGGTTACCCACGGGAGACATGCGTATCAGACTGCTACCGAGCTCGATGATGATCTCGCGCACGCTCGCGTCGATGGCTTCGCTGGTCTGTGCAGCGAATTCAGCCAGGCTCAGGGCGAAGCTACCGGACTGGCCGGCGCCCGCGCGACTCATGACCGCACCTGCAGCTCGTAAAGGATTGGCGTCCCGGCGGGATCCACCTCTTTCAGCGGCGGCACGATGGACCAGGTGCGCCCCTGAATGATCACCTTGTTCAGCAGACCCGGAACCCACTCCAGCCCTTGCGCGGCGATTTTCAGCTTCTTGTCGCCCTGCTTGATGAGGCTGTTGCTCTGGAATTCCTGACCGGTGAAGTCGAGCAGGATGCCTTGGGCGGTTTGCTCTTTGGTGCTGTCGGGCGGCGCCGAACCGGCTTCCGGGTCGTACTCGCCGACGGTTGTTGCGCGAATGATGACGGGCTGGCCGAACTGCGTAATCAACCGCAGAGCAGTCGCAGCCGTGCGGTCGTAGAACGCGCTCATTGTCAGGCCCTCACGGCAAACAGGCCTCGCTTGGCCAGGTAAACGGCGAATTGGGTTCGGCTGGGTCGATCTGGAGCGGCCGGTAAAAGCCTGCCGCTGGTGTTGCTGATGGGCGCGTATTCGACATCGACCGCGCCTTCAACACGCTCACGGATTACTGCGCCCTGGCGTTGGTCGATCGGGTCAACGTCGTCGGTGTGAATTTCGGCAGCCAGCGCCATCTGGCGGTACTGGATCCGCGCCGGCAGGTAGTTGTCGGGCTTGATCTCGCGGTCCAGCTCAACGCCCCGGCGCGGCCATGACAGGGCCTGCTCGCTATTGGTCTTCCGCCCTTTCCACGTCATGCCATCCATCGCCAGTGCGGCACGGCGCAGCAGCGCTTCCTGCGCTGGCACCTCCAGCGGGATGGTCACGCCGAACTTCACGGCGTACATGGCCAGGCCTTCGGCGGATGCGTAGCTTTCGGCGTCAGACTTTCCGGTACCGTCCTCGATGATGAGTGTCATGGATCAGCTCGCTGGAATAAGTTTCAGGATTTCGGCTTTCGGGGCCTTCGGATCGAACTCGATGCCCTGGGCGGTTAGCCAATCACGCAGATCCGCTACACCCATTTTGGCCGGGTCAGTTTCAGCTGCGCCGCCGGACTCGACGACATCCACTTCGATCTTGGCGGCCTTGTAAGCCTCAACTACGAAAGGCCAATCCCCCACAACGGTGACCTTGGTCACACCGGACTCTGGCCTGTCGAAGTACTGCGGATTGCGATAGCGCTTGTCAGGATCGAAGTCCGTGGTCTGCGCAGAGTAAGTCAGTTCCATATAGATCTCCAAAGCGGCCCATTACAGGCCGCCAGCTGAAGTGGACGCCGATTAAGGCGCGGACAGGTCAATCAGGACGCCGGCGGTGACCTTGTCGCTGGTGGCGTATTTGGTCCAGTTGGCGCCGGCACCGATCGCGGCCAGGTTCGGGTTTACACTACCGGTGGAGTCTTTCCAGCTGTAACCCAGCAGGTCCAGGTTGAAAGTGCCCTCGGCGCGGAAGCCCATCGCCAGGTTTTCCTGAGTGTCGATGTTGTACGAGCGGAAGCCAGGAGCCTGGGATTCGGTGATCTTGATCGCACCAGCCTGCAGGCCAAAAATGGTTTCAGCAGGGATGGTGTCCGACACCAGAACCGGTTTACCCATGGTGCCCGGCTGACCTCCGTAGATGACAACGCCAGCTTCTTCGTAGACCTTCTCGGTGATAGCCTGGTCGACCATGTCGAAGTAGGTGGCCGAGTCCATCGTCCACAGGGCGATACGGCCGAAGCGATCACCAAACTTGCGCATACCCTTGGTAAGGGCCTTCTTGCCATCGGTGGCGAAACTGGCAGCGGCGACCATGTTCGGGTTCGCGCCAATAGCGGCCTTCAGCGCAGCCATCGCATACTGGATGTAGCCTTCCAGCACTGCGTCGGCGTAATCCACGCCGACCAACTCGGAGAACTCTTCAGGCGAGCGCGCGCGGCGCTTGAAGGCCTCTTCGGTGGTTTCGTATGGGCCATACTTGAACGGAACTTTCACACCGACCATCTCACCAGAGCCGATCTTCTGACCAGCAACTGCAGCGGTGGAATTGACGTCACGGTGAGCGATGGAGCCGCCGAGCTTGTAGAAAGCACGCTTACGCAGGTCGCCTTCGATCAGTTCGTTATCCAGCACCAGGGCGCCGTTAGAAGAAGCGTTGAACACATCGATCACGTCCTGGATGCGCTCCAGGTAGGCGGTTTGGGCAAGGTCGTTGTAAACGATCATGTCCGAGTTGACGGTAGTCGCCATGGGTTACTCCATTATTTGGGCAATTTTAGGTATGCGTCTTGGCCGTTTTTCGTGATGAATTCACGCTTGGCCACGGACGTCATTTCAGAACGCTTCAGAGCGGCCCCACCGCCATTTCCAGCACCTCCGGCCCCGCCGCCAGATGCCTTACTACCCGCGATCAACGGCGCGAAGGCGGTGTTATTTGCAAATTCTGCTTTCAGCTCGTCCAGCGAAGATGCCGAGAGCTTGCCCTGCTTATCGAGCACGACAACCACAGGCTTCCCGTCACGCTGCTCGACACTCAGGCGGCGCTCAATGTGGGGCAGCAGAGCTTCTGCGCTGCCTGGAATCGCCAAGGCGGACGCGATATCGGTAGCAGTACGGCCTACAGTCAGATCCCGGATCTGATTGCCCAGCGTTCCACGCTCCTGCTCCAGCATGCCGTTCAGCTCAGCTTCGCGGCGGCTGTACTTTTCGGACCAGGACTTTTCGAGTTCTTCGACGTTGCCGGACTTGCGAGCAGCTTCTTCACGCTCCAGCCGGGCTGCGTCTTCGGCTTCTTGGCGCTTGCGCTGCTCGGACTTCTTTTCATCAAGAAGCGTTTGAACCTGAGCTTTCAGGCCCGAAACGTCTTCGGGTTGCGGCAAGCCTTCAATGCCGAGCACGAACTTGCCGTCCTTCTCGGTGTAAAGAGCGCGCACGGATTCATCGACACCATCCAGGCTGTCTAGTTGGAATTTCAGCATTGTTTGTCTCCCAGAGACGAGGATGCAGGCCCTACCTGCGGACATAAAAAAACCCGCCGAAGCGGGTGTCTGATAATTGCCTGTTTAACCGGGTGTGAAGCGATAACTATATGGTCCGAGTCGCTCCAGCTTGATCATGTCACCTGGCTGAAGCCCATGATCGTCAAGAAACCTTGTTACAACAAATTGCGACCTCCTCCGGAAAAATTTGTGCTTACCAGCTACATCGTCATTGATTGGAGGGAGACTGCCGTACTGCACTAAAGCGAGCTTCGTAGCCAGTTCACTTTCAGTTTCACCGCCAAATATCTCGTGCTCTAACCAATCTAAAACCTGGGTAAGCCTAATGTACGTGCGCTTTTTATTGGTCTGTAGTGGGAAAATCCTATAGGTCATACCGCTCTCCAGTTACGTGATTCGGAGCAGCTATGGTTGCAACTGAAGATAGGCTATTCAACTATTTTTAAACCCATAAAAAACAGGTAGTTACAGTCAGATTCCTGCTTTTTCGAAAGCCATGGGTTCCATTTTTTTCATTTCAACAAGAGTCAGAGGCGAGAAGTTTCGATCAAGCTGCAGCTCGGAGAATCGTTCGACACTCAGGCCACCCTCGCGGAACAGCTTGGCGCGAACCGGACCAATGGCCTTGTCCTGAAAGGATGCCGGCTGCTGCTTGAGCCAGTCGTAGTAGCTGAGATCTACCCTCACCTGCCGCGGGCCGTCATCACCAACTGATGCTCGCGTGGCGCCTTCTGCAAATAGCTTGCTGAAGCGCGTCACCGCCACCACCGTCGAGCGGCAATTGATGTGGATCGGCGGCCGCGGCCCCTCAGTCAACTTGAACCGCTGCTTGTCGAGCGATCGGCACTGACTGGTGGTCTTCGAATCCAGGGTGCTGACCCACTCCACCGACTGCACAACATCGGAGTTCTCTTTCAGCGTCTCCATGCGCGCTTGGGTGGCGACGTGCTGCACCGCCGTTCGAACGATCGCACCTGCGTTCCGGTTGGTCGTGGCCAGGATGCCGTCGTTGTACTTCAGCGCCTTGGTGCCGCGAATGTTCTTGATGATCTGGAAGTTCGTCTGGCCTTCGAAGAAGCCCTGCCGGATCGCGCCAGTGAGGCGTTGTCGCTCGGTGGCGGTGAAGCCATCGATGAACGCCTTGAGCAGCTTCCCGCCATCCGCGCCGCGCACGCTGAGCGGATTGGTGAGGATCGCAGCTCGAATTGCAGCAGCACCAGGCACCGCCGCATCGAACGAGACGCCCACCGGCGCCGCCCGAATCAGACTGGTTGCTTCGAACTCAGCCTCGTAGTTGGCGATGTCGATCAG